CTCAAACTCAATGGTAAAGGTAGGCGTTATGGCAGCGTTCAGGGCAAGAAAGCAAGCCCAGGTTCTATCAGCATGGCCGTCGCTGTCTGAATCGGCCAGAAATCTTGGTGCGCCCGTTGCTGAAGCAACTCTCTTCAGTTTGTGTAGATCATCGCGCAAGGACCGATCGCCCCTGGGAATTCTGATACGTTTGTCCTGAAAGCTTTCCTTGCCCGTTGTTGCCAAGGCCAGCTTTGTAGCCATATTGAACAAGACGCCCTCGACCCTTAGAGATCCATAACGCCTCTTAGCATCTTCAACCGGCTTCTCGCCCATGCCGGTCTGATCAATGCACACTCTTATCACGCGATATTTACGCATGACTCGATCAAGTAACGCATCCTGCTCAGCAAATGAAATTCCCTTCTTTGCAATGATTTCGCGTGTCCAAAACACGTCACCAACCTGCTCTAAAACCCAAATGACAAAAAGATCGTTTCGGGCGGAAATATCCACGCCCACAAAGCACACGCCCCCGGCATACAAGTCAGGCTCACCGGCACTCTCATGCTCAACACTGTTGATCAAATCGTAAGGCAACCATGACGAGGCCTCATCAAGCCATTGCAATTCGTATTCCTGAGCCCATGAGTCAACATCACCAAGACCAGACTTCAGCTCTTCGATATCTCGTGGCAATCCGTCTGCAACGGCCTGGTAGATGTCTGTCGTCTGGCGATACCAGATCTTGTATTCCTGGCTGGTCATCAGTTCATAAAACTTGTTTCCCTTGCCGTTTGGTGTCGAGACTACTCGCAATTTCAGACCCGGTTTGGAAATGACCGGGAACAGAGCCCGCCAAATTTCTTTAGAGTCCCGATGGAACGCAAACTCATCAAGAAATACGTTGGCTGAAAAACCACGGGCGGTATCTGGATTAGCAGGCAAAGCAGTGATTTTCGAACCTTTTGGGGTCGTTATTTCAAGCGCTGCATACGAAACTTTGTCGGCTTTAAATTCGCTTTCCATGGCTTCACATGCCAACCCGTAAGCTTGCATGTGGACCTTTACGCCTTCGTTTATCGCCTCTTTTGCTTGGCGCTCTCCGCGAGATAAAATTACCCATCTGGAGCGTCTTCCCAGAGCTTCGGCTTCCATCACATCATCGACAATCTCCAGGGTTGTGGTAAACGTTTTGCCGGTCTGGCGGGCGAACATGCCCACCTTGAACCGGCTTTTGTTAAGAAACCAACGTCTTTGATAGTCATATAGCTCGATGGCGCTCATTTTACAATTCCGTAGACCTCTTCCCGAACTCGGCGTAGCGTCTCTGAGTCGAGGTTGTTTTTGCCATCCTTTGAATCAGCTTCGAGGGTCTTCAAGCGCTCGTCAAGCTTACTCTTAACTTCGGCAGCAAATTTCTTGATAGCGATGGAGGCCTTGTTGACATGGCCGATCATGTGACCCAGGTCGGTGAGCTTCACCTTCTCGGGGTCGATCTCCATTTTGGTCAGCACTTCGAAGCTCTTTTGCTGAACCAAGCGAGTTAGAGCCTCACCAAAGTTATTGGCTTCATCGGGGCAGGCATCGACTACGGCTTTGGCCATCTCGGTGGACATTTTCATAGCTTGCAGCGACTCTTCAAAAGCGGAGCCGTAACGGTGTAGACTGCTCTTGCTGATACTGAAACCCTTCTCAGCTAAGGCAGCGGCAAGAGCCTCGTAGCCGGAGAAATCCGACTCAACAAGGCTCTTGTCGATCCATTCTTTTACCTCATTCGGTAATGTGCTTACTACGCTTCGTTTTGGCATGATTACCACTTCGCAATGCCGGGAGGGGCTTTAACCGTTCCTTCGACCACATCAATACCGAGGGACGTGATAAACGCATACCAGGAGTTTGCTTCACGATCTTCGATTCTGATCAGGCCTTTCTTTTCAAGGTAATCGAGGTATCGCCGAATATCGTGGGGCAGAGTTGGATAGCGCTCTGCTTGTAGCCCTCGCAGAATAAGACCTTCACTTGTGCCCACGTCAGCCGAGTAATTCAACAGCCGCAACACGTAGCGTCGTTCGGATTCAACTCTAGTCCGCTCTAAATCACTGAGCCCTGGCATAGAAGACCTCCTTTCTCAATTCATCGAATTTGTCACCGATGGCGGCTTGCATGTCATCGATCTTCTTCCCGATGGAAGCAAAGTTCATATGGCATTCGTCTTGGCAGCGCTGAAATTGGGCATGCCGAACATAGGTAACAGGAAGATCACGCTGAAGCTTGGATACTTCGCTCTTGACACCTTCAACTTCCTTTTTAAGATCTCTGAATTCTTTGTATAGGTCCTCCCCTTGCTTGTGCTGGCTTTCAAGGTTGCGATCTAGAAGCCACTTGATAACCCCGATCAGGAACCCGGTCCAGGCCAGAAACAATGTGATCGATACGCCAACGGTTGCTGCGGTCATTTTATCTCTCCGTTATTGGTCTTTGGTGTAGTCCACCTTGCGGGTGAGGGCGTGCCTAACCCGCAAGATAGTTAAGGGTTTAGGGCAATCTCAGCTTAGCTTGTCGCTCAATGGAGTCGAGGATGAGCTGCTTCTTTTGCTCTTCGGTGATCGGCTCTTCGTCTTTCAGAACTATACCGGCAGCAGCAGCCTTGATATTGGCATCGATCATCGCTTCATCTACTGGACAATCTTCGAGGTTGACGGCATATTCCTTCGAAAGCTCGGCCTTGACAAGGCGCTTCGCCAGCATGTGTTTTACATCATTGTAGATCAGCGCAAGCTCAGGGCTCATTTCGGATGTCACAACCTCAGCCAAATTAAGACCGTCAATCTCTTCATGCAGCTTCACGCGCTTTGCGGCGTCATCCAAGTCTCTGACGGCATCCAGAACACGCCGCCAGAACTCTTTTGTTTTAGCTTTTGAATCGACTCTGCCTACCATCGCGGTTACGATGCGGCCATACAAGTTTTGAAGAGTATCGGGGATATCCAAACCGGTTTTTTCTTCAAACTTGTCGTCAAGCTCGGTCAGGAAAGACGCTACGGCTGCCTTGTTCTTTGTCCAGGCTTTGGCCAGGTAATCGGCCAAAGTAACAAGGGCTTGCCTGAAGAAGAAGGACCGAAAAATTTTAGCAAACATAAATTCTCCTTTAGCGGGACTCTGCCCGCTTGATAGAGTCTGTGGAAAGGCTCCACCGTTAACGAATGTAGAAATGGGGTTTATCAACGAAGGATTCCCAGTTGCCACCCCACTTGAGGCCGACATCATTGGCAATGCAGCCCATGACATTCCAGAGCGCGGGATCACTCCAGACCAACTCTTTACCACGACGCGGAACGGCATCAAACGCCTTCGCGGCGGGTTTACCGTCAGGATCAACACAATTATGGCTGCTGTGTCCCCCCCGAGCGTTGGTTACAATATTACCGGGTTTGGTTCGGCCCTGGGCGTATAGGCCGTCCTGCTCTTCGTTCGACCGGTAGGTCATATAGATCAGCACATCAATACCCTCAGCCTTGCATTCTTCAAGAAACTTTCGCGCCAACGGCTGCAAGTCCGGGTGCAGATCTTCAATCCTTCTACTTGCCATATTCACCTCCTTCAGTTTGGTAAAAGCTCAGTCCCACTAATACCAACTAAGAGCCAATCCAAACAGGTGAAACGTTTCACAGGAAAGCAAAGCACCCGCCTCGATCGAGGCGGGTGCTTTGCGTAAACAGCGGTTGAAAGATTCTTACGTTCCCGGCTCTCCTTTGGCCAGCTCAAGCTCTTTGATTTTCTTGAACTGGTTTACCAGAGTTTTGGCTCTGGGCCAGCAGGTAGAGTAATAGACCATCTTCTTGTCAAGGTTTGGAAAGGTTTTGATAGCGCCCTTTTTGCCGAAACCCTTTATGATTATCCTTTTCTCCTTTGGCGGATAAAAGCTTCGTTCCTTCCTGTGCCAAAACTTTTCAATGAGTGGGTTGTAGTCTTTATCTTCAGGCTTGCAACTCCATTTGCCGTTTATCCAGCCATTGAGATAAACGGCCAGCTCAGATCTACCCTCTGAGACAAAGCCTCTTTGCACGGTGATTTTGTCCGTTCCAAGTTGGAAAGAAATGGAAGCAAACATCCCTTTCAGCCTTGTTTCTATGTCCTGCCATTGCTCTTTTGTGATCATCGATCTTCCTTTCCTGGAAGTGTAGTCAAACCAAGTGTCCATCATGTCGATAAGGCATAAAACAATCATTTCGAGAGGTGAAAATGTCTGAAACAATTACGGTCGCAACAGTTAACGCAGGAATTCCAGAAGAATTCAGACCATTCTTTCGAATCTCTTCTATGCCTGCAAAAGATGCAGCAATACCCTTTTTTGAGGCGTTTTGGTTTGCCATAAAAATCTTTGCCCCCAAGATAAAACTCGTTCGGCCAATGCAAACCATAATCAGCACTTCTCCATTCGAATTTGAACTAAACCATTGCTCTTTCACGGTTACTACAAATAAGAGCGTTATCAACATGGTTGCGGAAAACCTAGTTTTTCTTGATGTTGTGAAAACAATGAGATATCCAGGGGCAATTCGGGTTGCTGTCATTCTGGAAGAATTTGTTCATGCCTACATGAATGTTACGGATGAAGATTTGACAAAAAGAATCGTTACGAATTTTTATGATGCTGTGACTCTTGTAGATGGCTGTTACGCAGAGGCTTAGGTGTCCATATTCTACCCTCTAGTAAACCGTGACAGTAAATGTTGGATGCATCTATTTTGGCACCAGCAACGAAGATCTCTTTCTTTGTTAATTTCTTTTTAGTCATTGGGTTTTCTCCTTTTTGGTGGTTATTCTTAAAGTTCGTCTTCATCGGTTGCGATTAGGGCCATAAGCCCCAGCAAGCACATGCAATAAGCAAACGTAATCATTCGTCTTTTATCCCCCTCAACTCCTGCAATGCTTTCAGGGCCTTTTTGGCACGCTCGTCATCGCTCTGCAACAACTCCCTGATGCAGTAGTTCACAACGCGGAACACCTCATCAATTCGTTCTTCCGATACCGCCGGGATCTCAACACCCATCGCTTTCCTCCTCATCGCTCGACCTGAAAAGATCAAGCTGTTCTGGCACTTCGATACCGTCTCTCACACCTTTCAATATCTGGTAAATTCGGCGGGTGGTGATCCCGTATTTCTCGCAGACATCCCGCATAGAGCAGGTTTTGAGCATTTCAATAATCTTCAGGTCGCGCTTCGAGAACTCGGCAGCCAGGAACTTGGGCAAGTAGATCGTTTCGCCCCCGAAGGTATGTCGGAGCACATCAGCACAATCAACGCCGATTTCGGCTGCTGTCCCGTCATCGATACCGCGTTCCATCAATCGATTGCTGACTGTTTCAGCAATGGTCAAAAGGATCTCCGGCAATTCCTTAGGGTGTCTGCTCACCAAGAGCCTCCCTTCAGGCTACACGCCTACCATGCCGCCTTGCATCATAGGTCAGGGCGGCAATGATCTTGTTGAGGTGAACCGGGGTGCAAAACGTGAGTCGCTCAACCTTGAACATGCGCTTGGCCATGCCGTCGGCATAGGACCAGGGTCGCCCAGCTTCAGCCAAGAAGGCTTCGATCTTGCTCATCAGGCGTTTGCGGTCAGGGTTTGAGGAATTGCGCGGCTTACCCCTTGTGTAGTCATTCCGGCCCCAGCCTTTTTCTCTGAAGTAGGCGATCAATTTACGCCGACCCAAGGCATCAAGGTCCGCAGACGATTCAACACCGCAAAGTTCTTGCAGCACCGACCGATATAGGTCATCGTCTAGCCCCAGGTCCTTTTTGGCCAGATGTATCATAGCTAGGTCCTTGCGTCTCTGTAGCTGATTTTCTTTCACGTGCCTTCCTCATTTTATATTCGCACTGCGCACATATTTTCTGGTCTTTCATGATCGGCGCACTCTTACACACCGGGCAAGAATGCCAACCTTCCAACTTCATGTGCTTGATCCAGCCCTTTTGCTGAGCCCGCGCTCTTCGAATGGCATCCTCTAATTCGTTCATTTGGTCGCAGCGATTACTTCTGGTTTCGTTTTCAGTGCAGCCCGCAGAATTTGGATAGCCTTCCCGACGTTCTTTCCGCCCCTAAGATTCGGGCTTTCAAGCGCCCATATGGCGGTAGAAATCGCTTGCTCTAAGCTGCGGTTTTCTTTTGCTACTTTCCGCAATTTTTCCAATAGAAAAAGTTCCCACGGGCTGGCAACTATGCCGGTTTCGTTATTCATACGATCTCCTTTCTGTTGATCAGAGCGCCTGTATCTAAT